CTTCCTTTTCTTCGACCTCTTCCTTTTCTTCGACCTCTTCCTTTTCTTCGACCTCTTCCTTTTCTTCGACCTCTTCCTTTTCTTCGACCTCTTCCTTTTCTTCGACTTCAATAATAGGTTCTTCCCTTGTTTCCTTTTCTACGACCTCTTTTGCTACTTCGGTAGCCTTTTCCTCGAGCACAGTATTATACGTCAAAACGACGTCCTTGCGTATCGCCAGCTTTCGTTTTGTCTTGTTTTGTTTACGTTCGGCTATTTCTTCTTTTGTTTCACATTTTCCAGTCTCTGGGTTACGACGCGTTCCTTTTTTACAGTAAGGTTTTCTTTTTTTTTTCTCTTTAGATGAAATCTTTGGACTTTCTTCTTTTTCCTCCTGCTTTTTGGGACTAGCCTTAGATGGACTTGCCTTGGGGCTTGCCTTAGGACTTGCTTTGATGCTTGTCTTAGGACTTTTTTTTGAAAGGTCAAGCGGGTGTATAGACAAAAGGTCGCCAACTAATTCTTCGGCGGCATTAGGCTTTTCCACAACCTTTTTCGGTAAGCATTTTTTAGTTTTTTTATCCCAATTTTGACCATTCGGACACCGTTTTCTTTTTGTCTTTTGAGATGTCTTTTCAGATTCCATTTGTTATTGAAAATATAAGTGTATATAATCTACTTACATATTCATTTACTTGCCTATACGTGTCAGGTCCTACATGGAAGGGGAACCGGAGTCCCGCCTTAGGTGCGTATCATGGCATAATTCAGTAAAGTATTATTTATATTGGTAATAAGCTGTATTTTTTCTAAATTATAAGAGCGAATGGATGCTATACAGTCATCAAAACTCTTCCACTCCATTTTACTTACTTCCGTGGGTTCAAATATTACTTCTTTATCCGTATCTTCGTAATACATGAAACATACGAAATATTTATGCTTATACGATTTATAATTCGACCCCGTAAATATTTCTTCATAAGGAAGTATATTGACTATATTATGGAGCTTCTTATGAGAATACCCCGTCTCCTCCTGAAATTCACGTAACGCACACTCGTAATCCTTCTCCTGGTAATTTCGACGGCCTTTGGGGAACCCCCACTCGGGCTCGGTCCATGTTTCATAGGTATTGCTTTCGTCTATCATATCCGATATGGTTTTCACCTCGTTTTTTACAATAATCCCGGCACGTAATGATGCCAATTTATCCCGTGATATAGATTCTTCGGATTTATATTGATTCGATAAGGCTTCCGTTCCCCATAATCCCATCCATAGTTCACCGAATCCGAGCGTTTTGAGCTTGGTTTTTTCTAGGTCCGTCATTTGTTTTATCATGTTCATTATGTAGTCTTTGTTATATACGGAATATTTACCCCGCATGAAGTCAATATAACCTAAAGTATCGCGCCGTCTTATCATAAGGTATTCATAGGTGCCGATTTTATTTATGCGGACTGCTATTACGCCGTAACTAGTAATAGGTAATTTACATTGATGATATAAATGCCCCGGTTTACCACAATTATTACAATATGTATTATCTCCCATGTTTTACGTTCTTTGGATTCGATTCGCTACAATTACTATAATATATTCCGAGCCCTTTATATACCTTTTTATTATGCGATTTGACCCACACGTATGGGGCGTTCATTATTGGTTTTTTCTCCATACCGTATCAGAATCCTATCCGATGACCCCCAACGCGGTAACGAAACGAAAATATTACGACCTGATACAGAATTTCCCTCTGTTTATACCGAACGAAGAAATAGGAAATAAATTTAGTGATATGCTGGATAAATATCCGGTCACACCTTATTTAGATAACCGCGATTCTTTTGTTCGATGGGTTCATTTTATCCATAATAAAGTAAACGTTTCTTTGGGAAAATTAGAGATATCGTTACCGCGGGCGCTGGAATTATATAGAGAGAATTATAAACCCAAGGCTATTATTTTATCGGAGCGTATCAATATGCGTAAGCACTATATCTATTCGGTTCTCATTTTGACGCTTTTGTTCCTGATTTACGTCTACTCGTAAAATATATCGATATTATAAGAGGAAAGAAAAAGTAAAACAAAAAATATGCGTATTGAAATCATTATTATCCTAATCGCGGGATTCATCATGGCAAACATATATACCGAAGGAAAATATTTAAAAGTTCTCTATTCTTGGAAAAAATATTATCAAATGGCCGGGGTCGCCTTAGGAGCGTTATTTCTTTACTACCTATTTAAACATAATCCTTTACGTGCCCAACAAATGATTACGACCACCAACGACTATATTAAATACCTACCCATCGATAAGGGCACATCTAGTATGCTTTCGCCCATATTGGATTTTACAAGTAGGCATGATTTCGCAAATAATCAGTATAGTGGTATAGATAGCGGTTACCCAGTTCTCGCCATGCACAATAAATCCACTGCCGAAAATAAAATTATGAGTTCGGGGAAAACATCTACAAAGCGGTCAGTGAGCGAGACGAAAAAGAAGTTTGTTGCCGCTCGACAAAATTGGCGGTGCTATGATTGCCAGCGCCAGTTACCAGCATGGTTCGAAGTCGACCATACCGTTCGTTTAGAGCACGGGGGTAGTAATCATATAGATAATCTCACTGCTTTATGTCGAGATTGTCATGGAAAAAAGACGGCGATAGAGAACTTATAAGGGGCGGGAACCAAGGTAACCTTCGGGTTCCTCCGGAGTCCCTCCTTTTGTCTTTGTCCCTTCATTTCCCTTTTACATAATATCTGTTATTCGTATTGTGTAAAATCATTTGCGCACTTTTCTAGTTTTTCCTCTTGGGTGAATCTTGCCGCCAGTTTTCCTACTAGACGCGGCTCGCATATGGACGACCTTTTTTACGACATCGCGCATTTCCCCAATGCTGACTATTCCGTCCGCCAACTTCGTCCCCGCCAATATATTCAATAAATATTCTATTTCATATCTAAAAATACGATTCTCCATGAGCATAATATCGCCGGTCAGTTCAAACGTCGTCGATGATATGTCCTTCTTGGCTGCGATTAACCAATCATTTTCCGTTTTATATTTAGAGGCGGGGTCGTCTTTCGGCACATCAAAGTGTTTAAAATACGAACTCAACGAGAATAAAGGATTGCCATAATGGGTATCGGATGGTTCCAATTCCGTGTTCACATTAAACGCATCTTCGAATTTGTAGTCCCCGTCTTCGGTATAATCGCCCTCCCCCGGATCCATATCATTGAGCCGTTCATAAATAACATCCAATATATCGGGTTGGTAGAAGAAACTATGGAGTTCGGTCGAGTCGGTAACATTATATTGGGTCCTGAATATCTCTTTAATCCTTAGATAAAAATCGTAATTGGTATGGCGCGAGGCGAAAGTTAAATTATCTTTCAAATAGTCCTCGCCCGAAAGAATCTTACTATGAAATACGATGAAATTAAATAATTTGAAGAATATAAAGAAAACATATGTTTTCAGGCGCGATCCAATATCCGCACCGAGGTCGATGTATTTATTAGTGCCCGCGTTTTTCTCATTATACCTCTCAAATAGTTTCGTCACCATGTTGTCCACGAGGTCAATAACCTCGACATCCCTTTGAAAATACAATTCCAATTCCGGCCTTTCGAATTTATTTTCGCGGGTGATTAGCGCCAAAATTTCGGCTTGGTTTGCCCTTAAAATTTCGCGCATTATGGGTAGCGCGTTTTTCGAGTCACAGCGAAAGGTCATTTGCGGTATAAATTCCATCTTATCGAAGCTTTTGGGTGCGACCGTATCTTTATCGTCGTATATGTCCATATAGTAAAGATTCGTATTGGGTTTCTTATAGATTCGGCGTTTGTTTTTCTCGTCTAATACGCCTATTGGCGAATAATAGCCCGTTTTTTCATAATCTTCGCGGATATCGACCAATAATTGCCCTTCCCTCGCCTTTAAATCGCTCAGATGGTCTATTATACGGCTACATGCGTCAATATAAGTTTCTAATACGAGATTGGGGCCTCTTTTGGGCTCGTAATAGGTAATAATATATTCGACACCGGAAAATACTTCGCAGTCTTTTAAGGGTTCGGCGAATTTGAATTTGAATACTTTTTGTTTTTGGTTACGTTCGACCTTTTCTTTAAATACATACATATCGTTTTTATGTATTTTCATGCTTTTACAGTATCGGCCAAGTATTTCATCGAAACCGGTTTCGCCCAAGTCGTTGGTAATATTAAAGGCAACTAATTTTTTGACACATGTGATGGTGGCGGTAAAAGATGTCAAATCGGAAGAGGCCGAATCGGATGCGGGTGAGGTGGTTTCGCTTTGATAATACACCTTATTCGCCAAAAATGACTTTAATTCTTTTCCTTCGTTTTTTACTGCCTCTTCAAGATTTGCCTTCGAGTATCTCGGACTGGAAGGAAAGATGACAACTGATCCGGGTGAAAACATAACACATTTATCTTTGGCTTCTTTTAAAAATCCTATAAGAGTCGGTGATGATATTGAGAACTCCTTGGTTTTAAAATCGGTTTTTCTGTTTTCATTCACATAGTCTTTGTATTTTTCATTTTCCCATTGTGCCAATTTGTCTAATTCAAATTCCTTACCATATTCCTCTTGTAATTGTCGCATAAGTTCTTCCTCGTCGACCTCTTCTTCGTTTCCTTCGTTCCCGTCTTCGCCTTTGCCTTCTTCTTCGTTTCCGGCATCGGACCAGGTTTCGCTTTCTTCGTCTTCGCCTTTGTCATTACCGCCTTTTTGCGCCATATGCCTATGAATCGGTATACGAACCGTGATATACTTATCGCGCGGGTCCGTTTCCACAATATTGCCTACTTCTTTCCTTTCTTTGAGAACCCGCAGCGTAAAATCCGAGTTAATGAGCCATTTATTATTTTCATGTAACGATAATTTTGTAAGGTCATGCGTTTCAAATTCGTAACCGATGCTTAATATATCATTAAAAACGGGGCTTTGATAGAGACTACCGCCCATGCTTTTTCCCATGCTTTTTCCCATGCTTTTTCCCATGCCTTTGTCCATGCTTTTTCCAATGCTTTTGTCCATGCTTTTGACCATGTCTAAACTGATATACTCTATATATCACTTAGACTTTTTATACAGCGACATTACATATAATTTAGTAGATAACTATTGGGAACAATATAATTTCGCCAAGTAATATAACTCAAAATAACAAATGCCGGAGGTTCCTTGGTTCCTTGCCATAAAAGAAAAGGTAAACTCATTCGTAACAAAATTATCCGTCGACGCAGAATATAGAAACACGTTTTTGAGGTCCATCGGTCTATTACTATTCGTTGCCATTTGCGGGGCCGTTTTATATTTCGCATCGAACAATAGCCAAGCACTAGGCTCCGATACGTTTAAATACGCTATAGTCATCGTCATTTCTCTTATCATCATCCTAGCTGTATTCATACCCACTATTTTATCGGGGTCGAATTCGCTACAATTGGTCTTACTGTTTGGTCTTTCGCTCGGGTTTATCGGCACAGTGGCGTATTCCTTCATACAATTAACCAGCCAATCTGCGGGTATTATCAATTATATGTTAAATGGTTTAGTTATTCTAGGGCTTATTATCGGACTCGGGCTTCTATTTTTGGCATTCGGAAATAGTTTAAGACAACAAAAGGGGTGGATTGGTTTCATAGTAAACCTCATATTCTATGTTCCTTGTTTGACGATTGACTATATAAGATATTTAACCCGCGAGTTTAAGACCACCGTGAATTACGTATACGTGTTATACGCCGTCGAAATAGCCATTATTTTATCCTACATCTATCTGCCCAAATTGGTCAGTTACCTATTTTTGAGTGATGGCTACTCGATATTGGTAGAGCCCATGTATTTAGATACGCATAAATCCTTTCCTCTAGGTTCGCTTATCATACAGGATAGGATTGGTGCGAATGATTTAACTGCGCAAAACCAGCCGCCCATATACCGCAGCACGTATGCTTTGACCATGTGGCTATATATAAATTCGCAGACTTCCATTGACATAACCAAAGAGACATCTGTAATGAATTTCGGTAACGGAAAACCTAGAATGACCTATATTTACGATAATACGAATTCTATGAAACCCCACTCATTCAAGGTGTATTTTACGAATAATACGGCGAATAATAACGAGCCGGCGGTTTACTCTTTTAATTTACCCACGCAAAAGTGGTCTTTTATTGCCTTTAATTATACTGCTAATTTAGTGGATTTTTTCATCAATGGGAAACTAGAATATACTTTTAGGTTTAACCAAAGTAATATGCCGACGTTTTCTGGAAACGATATGCTCGAATTGGGAAGTAATAATGGCGTCAACGGCGCGGTTTCTAATGTCAAGTACTTCAATAACAATTTGACGCGCGGTCAGATAGCCAACGCATATAACGTTTTGTCACTCTCGAATCCGCCAGTGCCTAATTTATAATTAGCGCAGTGGTTCTAGTCTAGACCCGGGCATAGGCCGGGATTATACACCTTTTAACCTTTAAATTGCCGATTTATATGCGACAATTCTGCCAAAGGCAGAATTATTGACGTATAAAAGGTAATTTATCGGTTACAAAGTAACGTTGCCTAACGACATTCACAGACGCCGGCCCTTTGGGCTCGGCGTTTAGAATGTTGAAAGGTGTAAAAACTATCATGTTACCTACCTGATAGTTTTACTAGATAATTACTGAGTGTTTTTCATTGTCTTTATTTTTAATTTTTGTAATCCGGCAAATATTTGGCTCTAACTAGGACAAAGGAGGGGGCTCGCGTAGCGAAATCAGGGTCAGAGGCCACGGTGTGGGCTCACCCTTATGACCCCGAAGAGGTCATTGAGGGGAACCTTGGTTCCCCTGCCACTCTTTATTTCGCCGCTTATTATATATCATAAATTATAACCCAAAGATGAACCCTATTGTTATAATCTTGGCAGTTGTTGTAATCGTATTAGTCGTAGTATTATATTACTTCTTCTCAACCACTGCGACCACTTTAGTTCCTACAGCGAGTTTAAAAACGGTCGCTCCGGCCATCACCCCCATCACCAATCCCACCTATACCAGCTACTCTTACGGAATATGGGTAAACGTAAATACGTGGGATTCCAATGTAGATAAAACGATATTTAGCCGTCAAAATAACATCCGTCTTTATTTAGATAAAAATACCCCAACTCTTAAATGCGATATCATGATGTCTGATGGAAAGACACAAACGATGATTATTACGGATAACTTCCCAATCCAAAAATGGACGCATGTTATTGTCAGCATGGATAACCAATTCATGGATATTTATTTAGATGGAAAGTTGGTCAAATCCCAACGCTTTTATACTCCTAGCGCGGGTGGAACTACCGTAGGCATAATGCCCAAACAACCTCTTGATAACCCCGTTCCCGTATATTTGGGTAATTCCGATTCTACTTTAGCGCCATTCACTCCTTTTGATGCTTATGTGGCTAACTTTACTCGTTGGACTAACCCGATGGACCCTCAAACGGCGTGGAATACCTATATGTCCGGAAATGGCGGTAACAGTATTACCAAGATGGCGTCGTCGTATAATGTAAACTTGAGCATATTGAAGAATAATGTCCAAACTGCGACGTATTCGCTCTATTAGGGGAACCGCCGGTTCCCTATAACCCCCTCCTTGCGTCCCTTACGTTCCGGACCTTCGGGTTACGTTAGTCCCTTTGTCATGTTCTGAATATTTAAAAAATCCTTACCAGTTTTCGTAAGATGATTTCTTTATTAATATTAAAAAAGAAATCCTATCTACCCGAAGGTCCGGAACGTAAGGGACGCAAGGAGGGTTCGCAATGGAACCTGGGTTCCCTTGCTTATAATATTCGTATAGTATAACTACTAATATTATAGAATGAACGCTCCACCACCTCAAGCCGCGGGTCCGTCGGGTCCGATTGCTTTACCCGAATCAGTAAAAGCAGGTTTAAACGCCACCGGAAACTACGTCGATTCATTAAAGACGAGTGTATCCAATTCTTTTAACGAATTTTCCAAGCAAGCCGAGGTAGGCAGCACTGCCACATCTCAGTATTTATCGTCCAACACGGCAGTTGCCAAATTCGCCTTTTTAATTTTAATGCTTATCGTTTTCGTCTTTCTTATTGGTTTAGGCATTAGTTTGATTGGCTATTTTACGTCTCCCAATTCCAATCCTTATTTAATTTCCGGCATGATTGACGGTGCGTCGCCAATAACTATTTCGCAAGACCCCAAAAAGGATAAGAACATCCCTATTTTACGCTCGAATAACCAACAAACGGGTTTGGAATTTACGTGGTCCGTTTGGTTATTTATAAACGATTTGGGTAACGATACTTCCAAATACCAACATATCTTTAATAAGGGCGATAATAACTTTGACCCCGTCACTAACCTATCCATGGTAAATAACGCGCCAGGCCTTTACCTTTCCCCCGCCACGAATCAATTACATATTATCATGGATACGATTAACCCTTCCGATAGTAATACTGTCATTGATATAAGTAATATTCCCATCAGGAAGTGGGTCCATGTGGCCGTTCGTATCCAAAACACGGTTCTCGATGTTTATGTCAATGGAACCATATCGGGCCGCTTGATTATGCAGAATGTCCCCAAACAGAATTATAATGATGTCAATATTTGCCAAAACGGCGGATTTAGTGGAAAGTTGGCCGATTTAAGGTATTTTAGTCGCGCCTTGAATGTATTTGATATTAACAGTATTGTGGCGTGGGGTCCTAATACCAGCACCAGCTCGGCGTCCACGTTGGACCAAAAGGTAAAGGGCAACTATAGCTATTTATCGAATATATGGTATAACTCCCGACTCTAGATGGACTTCTTCGTGAGCCCCCTACATTTCCGAGCAAGGGCTACATACCAGTGCCATAAATTTTACATAATGAAAAATGATTATGTAAAAATCACTTTATTCCAGCTGGGATAAAGGGAGGTAGAGGGTCAGCTGCGTCATCATTAAGACGGCAGATCAGTCTTTGAGTATATCTTGGTTCCCCGCCAAATAATACTATTATAGAATAGCTAAGCCATGTCCATTACCGATATTTCATTATCCACCATTTGCGAACAACGCAAGCGCCAGATGTTATATGCCGTCCCTCAAATTCGTATGAATCTCCTATCGCCCTATCCAACCTATACTCAGCGCCAATTAGATATGCGAAGAAAAGTCGAAATCTTAAAATATAACAACATCACCTCTAGCACCAAAACCAATAACCCTACAAAGGCGCAAAAGTGGGCGCAAATTGTCGGCGGTAAGTCTCAATCCAAATCCTATACTACATTAACCGGTTACGCCCCCGACCCATCAGGCGTTTATCAACAGTATATAAAAAAGTTGAATAGAAACGCGTGCCCCAGCGATGCTTACATACCCACACCTACTTCATCATGCGGCGTTCCTGGCCCTATCATGTATCTCACACGCGATGATACAGTTCCATTATATAACTACGCTTCGTCTATAAACCGCAGCATGGCCATTACACAGGTGGAAGACAATGCCGAATGGAATGTGTATATTAATAACGATAATAAGTCAATTTCAGCCGTAGAAACCAAGCTATTTTCGCTATATGTTACAAGTAAGGTAACCCAGACGGCGTATAGTTATAATTTCCAGATACCCATAGGTGTTTATTTTAAGGGGACCGATATTGCCGCTTCTTCTATAGGACAAAATGTATTATTTACGGATAATTCGCTCAATATATCTTCGGTCAGTATTTCGGTCTTTTATAATAACGCACAGGTTATATTAAAAAGACCCCCATCCGCCTATTTATCCAACGGGTCAGTTACATATGACTTGGCCAATAACCCCGCACCCATTATATCGTATGGTGTTTCGTTTACTCCCGTATCGACCAGCGACGGCGTCATGTTTTTCTCTTATGTGGGGGTATTGAATGTATCGGATTTGTTATTATATACGGAGCCGGGGTATATTTACGATATTATGGCGACTTTTTATGTTACAAACCAGTTTGGCAATACCACTTTCACTTCCACCGTCCAACAATACGAATATGGAGTATATACGAATCTATCGCCGTCGAATACGTATTTGGCAAAAAATATGGGGGTGATAGGCGATAACCCTTATCCAGTGCCGAGCCAGTTTCCGACGTTTGCGTTCGGCGGCACTAGGGCAACCTAGCGGGGGAATCCGAAGGAGGCCTACTGAGTCCCTCTACAGACTGGGCATCCATTTTCCCACTGAGCCGAGCAATCCGCGCAAATATAATGACAGCATGCCGGCACCACCAATTTGTCATGAGCAATGTCTTCATAACAAACTGGACACTCTTCTTTTTTATCGGTTTGCGGATATAATTCGCGTATTTTTTCCTGTGCTCTACTTGCGTTAACCGCAGCCGTTTCTTTTGTCTCTGTAATCTGCCGTCTTAGGCGTTTTTCTCTGGTTTTAAGTCGATTTATTTGTAATGTTAATTCTTCGATAGAATCATATAGCGCTGTTTCAAGTAGTGATAAACATTGCTGAGGGATGGGAAAGGGTAACAAATAATTATTATGATATGTTACGCATATACTATGTCTAACGATATTGTCGTTTACCTCTGCGGCATCACATGATTTTACATAGGCGAATAAGTTTCCGGCTTCGTCCCTCCGTTCAAATTCTTTAAAATACTTATTGAAAGATTCGTCAAAACCTTCGATGGTATGGCGGTTCGTTTTTTTTACCGGACCTGCCGGATATTCTATGCCGTCTATTTCATACGGTGCGTCTACCGTATACGCGGTATATTTCCTATGAACGTCCAATGAATAAATAACAATATTATATCCCTTATTTCCGTCTTTCTTTAATTTCCAACATAAATCTGGGGCGAATTCAGGGTCGTCTTCCTTTAAGTCGGTATCATATCCGGACATATATTCGTCCATACATAATACGAATTTATCATGCCGTGAATAGACTGTGGGCATATGCTAGCAGGGGGTCCTATGGATTCGGGCAATTCAAATTCCTTACTAATTTCTGTAAGAGGATTTCTTTATGAAAATCACAAAGAAATTCTGGGGGTTCCTTCGAATAAAGCTAGCTATTTACTTATTGAAAACAAATGCTAGTTGACCCGCGTTTATTCAATTTTTGAGGGGTTAGCCATTCATCCGCTTCACAAGCGCCTTCGAAATACTATGCTTCTTCTCATAATTCGGCCCATAGCACCCCACATCGAATTCCAATTCCATAATTCTATTTAGAATTACATACGCCATATACTCAAAATATTGGAGGAGTTTCGTCGCCGTCGCATCATGCCCTCGTAAAAGAAACATCTTATCCAATACCAAATTCGGGTTATATAGATGATCTAACTGTGTATATTTAACGCCGTCGATTCTATACTCATCGGGGTCTTCTACTATAGACATAAATATCTTGGTAATGAGTGGTAATTGCTCATATACTATGTTGGCGTAGCGGACTTTGTTATACGAGTGGTTACGAATATTCTCTGGGTTATAGACCGAATCCAATAGCCATTCAATATCCTCAATGGTTGACGGAGTTATTTGCTTGTATTGTGCCAGACGGGCGGTCAACCCCACGTATTGAGCGCGGTCATAATCCAACTTGACCGTCTCGCATTTTATAAAATTGCGTATTTGTTCTTTGATTTGCGCGACCTTCAATAATATCTGGCGGATTTCTTCCTCCAGCGCGACGGACTTGGCGTATTCCCCCTTTACTTCATACAACATATTCATCTCTGCGACTGCTGATTCGATCGTGTAGTTGAGTTCGCATTCAAGGAGGGCTATCGTTGTCTCTGGTAGAATGGCGTCGGTGTAACAGCCGCCTCTTACGTTTTGTATCCCGTATGTTTTCATGTATTGTTTTACGGAGGCGTTAATTGCGCCGCTATCTGTGACATTATGCTCCAGCTTTTTTACGGATACGATGGGGGCTTCTTTGATGAAATCATAGACGAGTTCGTAGTCGTCTTGTAACGCGGCCAACGGAATACTAGCTAATGTCTTGTTGGATAAAGTAATAAACCACTTGTTTTCTGTCAATTGTAAGGCATATAACGAATAGGGTTCCATGGTATTTGTATGTATAACGGCATGTTGCTCTATATTGTTTTTCGTATTTTCGTAAATGTGGCAGGGAATTTAACCAAAAAATTCAATTGCGAAAACAGACAAGAAGGTTTAACTGCCCGAAGTTCCGGAACATAAGGAGGGACTGCGAAGCAACCCTTGGTTCCCTCGGGCTCGCAATGCGAAGCCGTGGCCTCTGACCCCCTCAAAATTGAAATACTTTTCTTCAAATATATAACGAAACAACAAAACCCCAAACATGCCGCTTTATTTTGGACTTCCTGTTATATGCGAAGAGGCGTTTCGCCTATTTGGTTTGAATTTTGAAGAGGCCAAATGCGAAATCATGGACAAATACAAGTTGACTAAAAATATGTATATGGATTCCCATTTTGTGGATGGATTAAACCGTTTCTTCGAAGCGGAAGAAATGGTTATGAGAGTATTTTACACCGATAAAGGCCAATGCGTTATTGGATACGAAATGAAGGAAGTCAATGTATTTCAGCGGAAATATATTGATGTTAGCAAGTTTATGACTATACTTACTACTCTCAAATCGTTATTCTCTAAGGAAACGGACAAATGGCGGGCGAATTTCGCGGTAGTTACTTTGGAGATTATGGAAGATGAACCTGAAACTGTTCGTGAGCCCGAGCCTTATATTATTGAGTTTAATCATTAGAATGATGTAACCCCTGGAAAATGACTACTTTGAAGTCCTGCTTTCGTTAAGCAAATCATAAGAGTCGGTGTGTAAAAGATCTAAAAATGTTAGGCTTCTAATTTGGGTATTTCTAAATTATAATTTCTGCGTTTTTCTTTTTTTCGTCCTTCTTTTTTTGTTTCTATATAAACGGTTTGTTCGTTTTCTTCCGCCAGATACTACGCACCCTTTATTTTTAATTTTATTTGTTGCCTTAGGAGGCAACGAAGGCGGCAACGAAGGTGACAACGAAGGCGGCAACGAAGGAGGGCAGAGAATGGAAATATCAGCTTTTTTATAAATTTTATACCAACCTAACCCGGTATTTATATCAGTTTTAAAAATATAAGGGCGTTTTTCTTCTCTATAAGCATTAAATTCTATCACAGAAGGGTCGTCCGTATATTTCGGAAGTGATAATAATCTTTCTCTCTTCGTATTTACAATCTCCTCGACTTCGTCCTTCTTCATGCCTGTCAACTCGGCATAATGGTCTATCATTATTTCGTAGCGATTGTGTAAATATTCCCCATCTGGTTTTAGTAATTTTAATATGTCACATGATGTCGTAAATGGACAATTTATAGGAAAAATATAATCAAATTGAAGCCCGGCTAATTGCGCGATATCATTCTTTTGATATCCAAAATCTTCATCTTCCTTTGCGTCTTCGTCAATAAATGTGATATGTATATTTTTATCTTTTTTTAGGTTATCCATGTTATCTCGATTTAATTCTATTTTTTCGTATTCATTGATACTCGCGTCATATAAAAATAAAAAAACAGGTGGATGGGCAATGTTTATAGAACCTAAATACTTATTATCGTAAATGTGACAATATACTAAAATATCTGTTTGATACATACATATATAATTATGGCATTTTTCGCTGGTATAAAATAAGTAAAGTCATAAAATTGTATATTTATGACTTTTCATAAAGAATTTCTCTTACACCTTTTAACCTTTAAATTGCCGATTTATATGCGATAATTCTGCCAAAGGCAGAATTATTGACGTATAAACCGATGAACGTTTAAGTTCGCACACTTCGTGTGCGTCTTAATAGATTTATCGGTAACGTTGCCTTTGAACACTAACCGCACTTTGTGCGGGTTATAATGTTCAAAGGTGTAAAAGGTAATTTATCGGTTACAAAGTAACGTTGCCTAACGACATTCACAGACGCCGACCCCTTAGGGTCGGCGTTTAGAATGCTGAAAGGTGTAAGAAACCAAGCAAGGAATTTGGAGGGTAAGCGGAGTCCTACTAACGTTGAGTAAGCGTAGGGTTCAAGCATAACTGTTGCGTGGGGAATATTTGTCCCGATAAACATTTATTGGTATCCGATACCGCGATGCAGCCGCGCTTTCCTTGATATTCACCTACTAAACACCATGCTTGCTTACCCGACGTAATGGGTTTTTGAATAGGATTGACGGAACTATCAGGTGCGGGTTCTCTAGATTGAATTCCTGACGTATTTAAAGACCTATCTAATTGATTTCTGGCGTGGGCGTCTACGTTGGGTCGGCTCGCGCCCTTCAATAAGTCTCCTACTGAATGGAGCGTGCCATCTGCGATGTCAATTCCCGTTTTGGTCGCGTCGGAAACTATATCCGCGGACTTGTTCAATACCGTTCCTGCGGTATACCCGAAAACAGATAGTATTTGAGTGACTAGGGGGCCGAATAAATTGACGATGGCTTGTATAAAGTTACCGAATATGAAAAGTAAATTTACTCCTAAAAACGAAAATACCAATAAGGTGACTAATATGATGATAAGTAAATTCTTGTTACTAAATAACCCGTCCTGCGACCCAGACTGAGCGGACACTAGATTAAGACTATTTCGGGAATCCATGTCTTTATGGTTTTTTCGTGTATATTATAACAGTCCATAATATTCAGGGGTGCCTGCTTCGTTCGGATTAGCCTATTTTAATTGTAAAACTATAGTAATAAACATGGGCCTTTTTAGTTTTATAGAAACCTTTTTCTTTATTAGTTTAGCAATAACCTTCGTGTTGATATTATTATTAGTCTACCATTTTAAGCAGCGTATTATTACAGTTGAACAAAAATGCGATACCATGTTTGATATAATCAACACCATGGTCCAAGAAATACAGTATTTGCGTGTTGCCGCGACACAACGCCCGCCTTCCGTTTCTTTTCCTTTACCAACAGGCTTACCTACGGCTCCCCTTTATCAGCAATATAGGAGTTTAGAAGGCGACGTCAATCAGGATATCGATGACTCGTCCTCTGAATCTGGGTCTGAATCTGGGTCTGAATCTGGGTCTGAATCTGAGTCTGAGTCCGACTCCGAGGCCGAGACTGAGGCCGAAGTAATCAAGAAAATATTACTGTTTGAGCCCACTACTTCGACTCCACCTCCTTTAATACATGAAGACGACACTATCAAACTCGTAAATATGGAAAACGAAATTCAATTAGACGAATTACCGGTTGAGCAAGAATTGGATGTCGAATTAGAGAGTGAAGTTGAGGAATTAGCACCCATTTCCACGGAGGAAAGCATAGTCGTTGAAAAGGTCGACGAGGTAGCTCCTTTAGAAGAAAGTCGGGTCGTAGATGAAGAACAAAAGGATGCGAAAGAGGTATATAGTAAAATGAGCACTGCCACGTTAAAACAATTAGTTGTTCAAAAGGGACTATCTAGCGAGGCGGGTAAGATTAGACGACCGGAATTATTGAAGATGTTGGAGTCGGCCTAGCGGGTTTCCATAGATTCCCTCCCCTCGCGTTCCGATACTTCGGGTATAATTTAATTAGCAATTTTCGTAAATGGATTTTTATGAAAAATCGTAAAGAAATACTGGACTCTGAAGGAACCCTAAGGAGAAAGGTGGATAAAGCTGTCAATATTATATAACTATGGCGACCTGGGATAATATTGATTTAACGCATTTCAATAAATTACGCTTAGATGAATTGATACCTGATCATAAATACATTTTGTCATCAAATTCCCCCTCTTTTTATCCAGAATCTAGGTGGCTAATGGTATTCAAAAATAGGGTAAACGAAACACTTATACATGTAGTTATAGTAGCCGAATACAATAAACATTTCGGATTAGAAAAAGAAGTGAATGAATACGCCCGGTTCGGCACTTCATCATGGGACATTTATGATTACGATGCCATATTCAATCGAGCTATCAAAAAGGACATTTCTAGTTTGAAGCAAAATGAGCCCGCCCGGTTATCTGTTTTAGCAGCCCATCAATTACCAACGAAAGACATATCATATGCCAATCAGATGGGTATGTTGGGTGTAAGCTCTGGGAAAACGGGCGGGAAACGTAGAAAGAGCCGGAACAGGTCGACACGAGAAAAAAGGATGAAGGCACGTAAGACCAAAAAAAGTAGTAAGTAGCAGGTTTCCGTAGGTCCCTCCGGTTCCCTGCCACTGCTAATATTATCGACGTATATTATAACTTATATTCTAATCATAATGTCTTTTTATAATTACGAAACTCTGTCTAACGCTTTTTCCGCTGAAGCTTTTCCCACTAACGCTTTTCCCGTTATTAAAGAAACCGTCCCCCAATCTGCTTTAGGATATAATACCAACAACAAATACCCTCAATTCCCTCCTTTAATGAGCGATGGCCGTTCCGTCACCGCCTCTTGGCAGCCCGAGGCAGCCATCAATGCCGACTTGATTGAATCCAACGGCATAACATCCAACTGGCAATACCGCAAATTTTTAACGCACAACGCCAAGCAAATCATGGATTATAATTTCCGCGAGTCGTCCAATGACATAGGTTACTACAAACGCCCTGTCGACTTACCTAGCATGCAGAGCGATAAGGTTTCCGACTTGTATAAGTCGCCGTATACGTATACTTCCGTATTGGACCGAGCCAAGCCTTTCGGACATTCGTCGAGTGACTTGAAAGATTTGTATTTAACTCGTGAGCAATTAAATGCGCGCAAAATCGCCCCCACCATTGCGCATTCGCAACTAAATTAGGGTTATTCGATATTAGTTTTCGAAATAAATAAATATAAAACCGCGAGTGTTATATTTATTACGCCATGCACCTCATCAGTTTCGATGTCGGTATCAAAAACATGGCCTATTGCCTTTTCGACTGCTCCGCCGGTCTATCCATCGTGGATTGGAATGTTTTAAACCTTATGGAAAACACGGAATCGAGAACCTATATATGCTCTTGTGTCAATACGCCGAAGAAAGGACCTGGAAGTAAGGGGTCTGAAAGTAAGCAGTGTCGTATCAAAGCCAAATATACAAAGGCAGGTTCTCTATTTTGCGATAAACATGCCAAGGCAAATACTCAATTTATTTTACCGACGAAACAAAACAGCCCTACTCATCTCAAGAAACTCAAGGTGGGTGATTTATTAAAGGTCGGTCTTGCGCATAATTTATTATTGAATGTAGAGAACCTGGATAAATTGAAAAAGGCCCAAATATTCGATATTGTGAGTGGGTTTTTTCAAAGACAATGTTTTGAACCGATTATTCCCAAGAAAACGAAGACGGCAGGTGAAACCGACCTTATTTCTATTGGGCGGAAAATGAAGGACATGCTAGACCAAAACCCGAATATAGGGGATGTTACTTGTGCCATTATCGAGAACCAGATATCGCCCATCGCGACGAGAATGAAGACGATTCAGGGTATGTTGGCGCAATATTTTATTATGAAAAGTTCTCATATTGACATAGAATTTGTTTCTTCGTCGAATAAACTTAGTAAGGGAACCAAGGTCTGTGGGGGGACCAAGGAACCTGCGGAAACCCCTACTGCCCCCTCCTTAGCAGGTATCGTAACAGATGGAACCTTACAGAATACATTAGTTGCGGTTGCCGACAAAACAACCTATAAGGCCCGCAAGACCACCGGCGTCGATCTCTGTAACGAATATCTAGATAAAACCCCCTCTTTTACCCCCTGGAAACACATAATGGATTCGAAAAAGAAAGATGATTTAGCGGATTGTTTCCTGCAGGGATTATGGTATATTCGTAAAACAAAACCCGATTTGTTGACCTAACGTAGTGGGCCTAGCGTAGTGGGCCTAACGTAGTGGGCAAGCGTAGTGGGCAAGCGTAGTGGCCAAGCGTAGTGGCCAAGCGTAGTGGCCAAGCGTAGTGGCCAAGCGTAGTGGGCAAGCGTAGTGGGCAAGCGTAGTGGGTTTTGAAGCCCCCTTATTTTCAGGGGGTTTCCTGCCCTATTTACGAAAAAATACGCATATCGAGGCACAAAACGCGCCGCATAAAATGTGGGCTATAATGTAAATTGTGATTACAATTTCGAGACTTGTAATCACAAATTTGGCTGCGTTTATCATGTGAAGAATTTAGGACATTATAATATAAAAGCATGGGACTATGTGTGTGTATAGGTGCGTGTGCTTGTGCCGCAGTTTTAACTCTTATGGTCGCCAATTCGGATTGTTCACGCCGCAATGAATGTTCAAATGGCAAAATTATTCATTCAGACGTTGATACTGATAACGACACTACTCATAAAGACACTAATATGTAAGTTTTTACTTGCTATTGTGCTTTACAGCCAATAAAAATTATAAGAAAATTATAAAGATAAGGCTAATTTATATACACAATGAACACAGACACCGCCAAATACGTTTATCGAAAAAACGACGAGAGCGACGCGAGATTACTCAAACGGTATATTCATCATATAATAAATTTACATCCACTATATATCAATATGGCGAATGATATGACTACTTTGCGAAGAAAGGATATCGAACAAATAATAATTACGTATGATAATGTAGTCCAAAACTTAATAGCTAATTTGGACTGGAAACCCTGAGCTACCTCTTGTTTTTTTATGCTGAGGTGTAAAAAACACGAAGCATATTCTGTTCATTTTTATTTTACATAATACTAAACAACATTATGTAAAACCCTACTAGGAAAGGGAATGGTAAAAGGAGTTAGTAGGTTCCTTTCTATGCCACCGCTTTGTGGTGTCTGACCCTTTTGCGCTCATCGGGAATCGAACCCGAGCCTAATGCTTGGAAGGCATTCATTCTACCATTATACTATGAGCGCTATGTTTGGAATGCGAAGACATGTTCCGAATTACTGGAATCGAACCAGTGACAAGCTGATCACTATACAAACCACTACAGTCAGCTGCTCTATATTGCCATCCGAAAAAGGACGGAACCAACTGAGCTAAATTCGGTAAATTTGATACATCTCCGCACCCCTATAAAAAAGGGTTGACGTCTTTATATCGTTTTTCTCGGTAATTATTTGTTAGCGTGGGGCCATCTTCTTCGCATAATTATCCATAGCTTCCTTGAGAACCCTTTCTGAATATTCTTTACCTGCCTTGTATGACTGGCTAATGTCGTGATCCTCTTCTATGATAGGTTCAATACACAAATTTATTCTCTCTAGACGAACCGATGATGGGTCTACTGTATATAGGTGCGCCGATTCAGACGTAAAAGTATTTCTCTTTTCTCGCCTACTCCGTTTATCGCATGACGACATAGTTTCATATAGAATATCAATAGGTTTTTGTTTCTATATGTTAGAGAATATATATATTATTCAATTTTATCAAAAAATATATATTGCGAAACTCGGATCAGTGATGTTGTCGTAATTATAATTTGACTATCTCAGAAAGGCATTACATATGAATTAGTTACAGGGAGGAACCCGTAGATTCACCCCTAGAATCCAATATCATAACCATCATTATTACAGTCTCCCATGTCCTGTTTTTTAATGGCTGACACATTATTCGTAATCTCAATATTCGACTTGGCGCAAATATCCGTTTTATCCTCCAAGTTTCCAAACAAACGGTCAATTTCTTTATTCGCATCTTTCGTATCCACATCGCTCGCCTCGACCTTCTTCATGGCGTCCATATCCAAGACCAATTGGAATGAGCCTGTGCCAAACACACCCATTTGTCCCATCATTACATTCGCAGAAACACCGCGCATATGGTCAACATCGGCATGTCTCGCCGCGTCAAGTAACACTTCCGTATGAACCTCAAACGTCGCCTTGGAAAGCGGGCCAATATCGTCATTCAAGATGCCCGACCTGAAGATAGAAACCATATTTTGAGTCGAAGTCATTCTATCGCATAACAAGCTAAGATGGTGGTAGTTAATATAGACATCGCTGAATTCCATCACCTCTACAAACTCATTATATATCACCTGTCTCGCTGACTCAATGCCGAGCACATGGAATACTTCTTTAATATCGTTACTGTAAGTGCGCTCATTATCAATGTAATCCAAAGACAGCACCTTCATCAGGTTAGACCCGGTCGTATCCAAAATCCATGTATCCTTTTGGACGTATTTGCCATCTTCGCGGGTGGCCAATCGGTCGTCGTGTTTTACCGTGTTTTGTAGCTTCCTAGGCATAACGTTTTTAATTCCGGTAATACCACGCAACACAATACCGTTCAATAACGTATCTTGGAATTGGCGAAGAAGGTAGATATCGTCGGATTGGTCCAATGCTTCGGCGACTCCCTTTTGCTTCTTACTCTTATTAAATACGCTACTGTTCAAGCGGATTCGGAATACCAAATTGGATTCGTTATAGTCGGAATAGACGCACGAAATGTCGTTGCTATAGCTGTTGGTAATGGCGAAATGGATATCGTCCATCGTGATATTCTTATCCAACAAGCTCTCTGCGTCCAATTCCAATCGAATAATCCACTTGGATTTCTGCGCCGTTGGGTCGGCTTGGGTTTCCAAGCACTCTTGAATCATAGTTTCAAACTCATAAAACTGCTCCATAAGCACCTTGTCCTCGTTGATTAGAGTAGAATTATCGATGGGGTCAAAGCAAATCTGAACTGACTTGATAACGTCGACCAGCTTCGTATGCTCTAACATATTGGCGTATTGCGTGGCTCTGTCCTGCTCTGTTTCGTCGATAGGCTTCAAATGAACGGTGAGGGAGGGATTCTTGGGGTTCTTTGTCAATCTGAGAATTTCTTCGATTCTCGGCACACCTCTTGTCACGTTGGATTTTGAAGCCACTCCGGCCAAGTGAAATGTGTTTAGGGTTAGCTGCGTTGTAGGTTCGCCGATACTTTGACCCGCAATGACTCCCACCATTTCACCTGGATGAACAATCGCTTGTTTATACTTCAATAGGACCGTCTCCAAAAGCATAGTAAGAGCAGCCCGGTGGAAGCGCTTCAATACCAACAAGTTCTTAGGCGTCAAATAGTAGAAGTATAGGACTTCAAATAGTTCGGTCGGCGCTACATATTGAAGTCGCTTAAGCTTTCCATAATATTCGTTGATTAAATCAAATGCCTCCAATGGGGTAATATCGACAATGGAATTGGAATTCAAATTAAGCTGCCCTTGGATATTGGCAATAATATTTTGAAAAGCAACGGGAATCTTCACCGTATTCTCGTTTTTATGACGAAACACAGCCTCCACCAGATTCTTTCTAGCGACAATCATCTTTTCGATATGCGATTGGCATCTGGCTTGAGTTTCCGCTCTTTGTTTCTTAATACGCGAAATGGTGCCCTTGGTATAAATCTCTAGCAAGTCATTATGTTGGTCATTGGACCCGACGATATCAAAATGTAAATAGATATCCTCTAAACTCATTCCAACTAGAGGTATATTTTGATTCTCAGTGCGAGTAGAGTCAAAACCATCATCTCCGTAGGCAAACTGGATGATTTTACCCTTGTTATTACGCACGGTCATGTCATACTCCACCTTCAAATCTTCCAATCCCTTAATCAATCTTCGCTGGATATATCCGGTTTGGGACGTTTTTACCGCGGTGTCAATCAACCCAATACGACCGCCCATGGCATGGAAGAATAGCTCGGGAGCAGTAAGACCCGAAATATACGAATTTTCGATGAATCCGCGCGCGCCTGGACTATCGTCAAACTTATTGAAATGAGGGAGAGTGCGATTATCAAATCCATAGGGAATGCGCTTACCGTCTACGTTCGTTTGTCCCAAACAAGAAATCATTTGGGAGATATTGATGAGCGTTCCCTTAGACCCAGAATTTACAATCATGAGGAAACGGTTATCTTTACTGAGCGACTTGCGGCCAATTTTACCCGACTGGTTCGTCGCTTCGTTCAAAATGTTATTTACGTTATTCTCAAACTCCATCAAATTGGGGTTTACAGTATTATTTTCAAAGATTCCAAGGTGGACCTTGTCGATTAAAGATTGGACCTCCTGCTTTTGCGCAGTAATAACTTGAATAATGCTATCTTGCGTCTTCTTATTGGAAATCAAGTCGCTAATGCCGACACTAAACGAGCTCGATTTCATGTATTCAGTCACGATGTTTTGTAGGTCATCGATGAACTCGGTCGCACGCATATTACCGAAATCATTACATACGCGGTGGATGATACCTTTTGTAGTAGAAGCCAACACGGACTTCTCTAGCTGGCCGCGGATATATTTTCCATTGCGGATTTCCAAGACGTTGTTCGAGGTCTTGGGGTCCTCGTCGTCTTCAAACAATTTGGTATTGTATTTCAAAGTAATCGGCGACATGATTTGCGAAAGGATATCGAAATTGGATACCTTGTCGCCCACGTCGCGCAATGCCTTTGCGTCTACTTTATTAAACATCATCAATAGGTTCATCGCATCTCTCGGCGAGAACTTTTTATTGGGTCTCGTAAAACGGTAAGACCCCAACAACGAGTCCTGGTAAATACCGATAATGGGGGAATTACCGGCAGGACTAATCATTTGATAAGGAATCGCGGCCAGGTGACGCAATTCAGTCTCAGCTAATATATTTTGAGGGAGATGTAAATTCATCTCGTCGCCATCAAACGTCGCAGCATTTATGCTGTGAGAAATTATCGTCTACGAATAACAATATTTTCTCAGGCTAAATTGCCGCACCCACAAGGTTTCCCAGGTGGACGGACTGTACCTTAAGCAAACTCGGGATGGCTAATCCTTCATCGTTCACCAACACCTCAGCAGTCTCTGAGAGGGTATCATGGCCTACCAAACGGCTTTAGATACTCCACTGCGGATTGCCCATTTCATCTGCGGGTAGACCACGGGGGTGGTCAGGCAGATTCATCAATCACTTTTTTACCATTGGGGACGGCTATTAACCGTGTTCCTCCAAAATGTTTCCAAGTTGGAGTGGTAGTGATTGCTTTAGGGGTTTCCCGTCAACAAGGTGTTTCGCATCAGGGAAACCTACGGTTTCCCCCGAGCCCCCTTCCCTTCTCACAGGGTTTATAGTAAGGGAGGGGTTTCAGGGGAACCGTAGGTTCCCTGACACTAGGAGGTTTCACGCTTTTAACGCCTCCTGTTGCGGACATGATGGGTCTTGTTAAAAACCCGCAGCATATATGCTGCGAAATTTTTCATCCGCATTGTATGGTTTTGTGTCCCCGACATTCATTCTAAATGTGTCACCAACCTTCATAATCTTCGCAATATGGCACATCATGCTCATACGATGAAGTGAAGGTTGTCTATTAAATAGGACGGCGTCGCCATCCATCATATGACGGTGGACTACATCGCCGTTTTCCAAGCGAATAGATAGTCTATCCACGTAACGTAGCGAAATATTCTCACCGTTTCTGCGCTCCAAAATCTTCGCACCCGGATACATATCAGGGCCGTTTTGGATGAGTTTCAAAAGGAAATCACGATTGCGGTCGTTTACCGTAATCGGCTTGGTAAGATTCTTGGCGATTTTCATGGGAATACCAAGTTGACGGATAGATAGATTCGGGTCGCCGGTAATGACCGAACGAGCACTAAAATCCACACGTTTACCCATCAGGTTACCTCTGATTCTCCCATTCTTACTATTAAGCCGCCCCATGATACACTGAAGGGGTCTTCCCGAGCGTTGCGCCATAGGAACCGCGCCTTTCACTTTGTTATTACAAATCATAGCCACGAAATATTGAAGCACCTGCGTAAGACCTTCGATTACGTTAGGCGAAGCATTGTTCGCCAACTTATCACAAAGGTCGCGATTGGTCTTAATGATGTTGCTATAGATATGGGTCAGGTCATCCTCGCTCCGCTGTTGGGCGTCGTGCTTTACAGATGGACGAACCGCGGGAGGAGGAACAGGCAGAGCTTGACAAATCATCCAATCTGGACGAGACCAAATCGGACTGAATCCCATAAATACAATATCTTCATCCGAAATACGCTTAAAGATTTTCAGTATAATCTCAGGAGTAAAACGCATATTGATTTTTTTGGACTCGGCATCGCCCTCCGTCTCGATATTTTCCCAAATGGCGTAGATAGGTGACATCCCTTCGAGTTTAATCTTATCGGGTTGCTTACAGCCGCAACCGTCATCGATTTGTTCACCGCAGCGTTTCACCTTGGAACATAACGTCGAAACATACTTCCAGCGGTCTTCCGAAAGCATATTCAAAGCATGTTTATGTTGGTTTTTATTCATAAGTAGCTTGCTACATTTAAAGCAAACGCACTTGGAAATTTTCATGATTTCTTTAATGTGTTGGAGAAAGAATACGGGTCGCGCCATTTCAATATGTCCAAAATATCCGGGAGTATCGATGTAGGTATAACCGTCGGTGGGACAGATAATACCGGGCTCGAGCACGCCCATTCTAGGGTCAAACAGTCCACCAATCACAGGTTTATTATTAATATAGGTATCTCTAGAGGTAACTTCTACTACGGAATTTCTTCTGATTTCTTCCGGAGATAACATACTAAATTGAACACCAATAATTTTCGATGATGGTTTATGTTCATTCATGGCTGAACGGTGTGACGCCATTTTAAATTACTATATAGAGGGGTTATATATTTATGTTTATGTTGTTGTTTTTATACAATTCAATTTTTGAGGGGTTCCGAAGGCTTCCCTCAAAAATTGAAACCGCGAATTCGTTTTTAACATTTTGTAAATCCACTTAGAAATTTATTTCATAGTTTAATACAGCCATGCCAAAGGAAACTAAGGGTTACTCTCTCCGTAGCAACGCCAAGAATAAGCTCAAGAAGTCTCGTGCCGACCCTGAGTCCGATGATGACACCGAGCTTTTCACGGATTCCGACTACGAAACTGTAGAGGAAGACGATGAGAGTAGTTCCTACAAGCCCAAGCCAAAGAATAATAAAAAGCGAAATAATAAGAAGCGCATTATCAGTTCCGATGAAGACGAGGATGAAGAGGAGGACGAATGGCTCGATGACGATGATGAGGAGATTGACGAGGCCGAGATGAAGAAGTTTATCTCAAAAATTTTCCCATCCAAATACATGTCCGATCGTGCTAAGTCCGCAGCGGAAGATAAGAAGGAGGCGCAACGTAAGAAGAAAGCCTCTCTAGCGAAGAAGAAGTCATTGGCTCAGCAAAAGAAGAAACAGGCCTCTCAACAAAAAAAGAAGAAGGCCGCGTCGCAAAAGAAGAAGGGAAGGCGCGTTCAATACGAAGACGATGATGACGAAGAAGAAGATGACGAGGATGAAGAGGATGAGGATGAAGAGGACGAAGATGATGACGAGGATCAGGACGAAGAGGATGATGAAGAGGAAGATGAGGAAGAAGAGGACGAAGAAGAGGAGGATGATGAGGAAGAGGAGGAAGGTGTGTATAGTTTTGTCTTCTCTATGGACCCCAATGCCGCCGAAGGCGAGTTTGCCGAATACAAAGAAGACGATGAAGAATGTAATAGTGATGATGAGCGCACTTTCATGAAGGAATCCTATAAGCCCATTGAAATCCCTGACCGTAATCAAACTCTTTCAGGCGTGAGCGCCACGTCTTCTAAGAAGGTGACAGGCAAGAGGAGTGCGGCTCAACAAAAGAGGTCAGTAAAGAAGGCCAAGACCGAAGATGATAACAAAACCACCAGCGATAACAGTGATATTACGGATGTCGAGCAAGAGTATATCGAGCTGGCCAAGTCTAAGGCCCAGCTTACCGAACTTCTGCGTAAGCAGCCCAATAGTCGTATTCTGCGCGCAGCTGTCAATAAGTGTAATAAGACCATCAAGAAGCTCGTGAAAAAGGCCCGTTCGAAGAACGCCAAGAGTTACCATAAGCTGATTAACCAAGAGAAGAAGAAGACCAACGAAATCGACTATTTCCGCAAGAAGCTTTCTAATAAAGAGCAACTCCGTGTCATGAAGGACTTGAAGGAAATCAATCAATTCATCAACGTGGATAAGCCTTATCGTCTTGCCTTGTTGGATTCGACTATTCCGAATAAGTTCAAGGCTATTGCCCTTCAAAAGCTGAATGTCTTGAAGTCCATGGACCCCGGCGATAATGAGTATTATAAGATTAAGAATTGGGTCGATACGTTCATGCGCATCCCTTTCGGAACCTATAAGAATCTATCCGTAAAGATGGAGGATGGTCTCGATGTTTGCCACGATTTCATGGAAAATGCCAAGAGCACTCTAGATAAATGTGTTTATGGACTTAACGATGCCAAGCTACAAATCATGCAGATGATGGGTCAGTGGATTTCTAACCCTGGCTCGCTGGGAACAGCCATTGCCATTAAGGGACCCCCGGGCACAGGTAAGACGTCGTTGGTTAAGGAGGGCATTAGTAAGATTTTGGGACGCGAGTTTGCCTTTATTGCTCTTGGCGGCGCCGGCGATAGTAGTTTCCTAGAGGGTCACTCTTATACATACGAGGGTAGTAGTTGGGGTAAGATTGTCCAAATCATCATTGATAGTAAGTGTATGAATCCGGTCATTTACTTTGATGAGTTGGATAAGATTAGCGATACCCCTCGCGGTGAGGAAATCGTTGGAATTCTGACGCATCTTACGGATACGAGTCAAAATAGTCAGTTCCATGACAAATACTTTTCGGAAATTGACTTCGATTTGAGTAAGTGCTTGTTTATCTTCAGTTATAATGACGAGAGTAAGGTGAATCCCATTCTTCGCGACCGTATGTATCGTATTCAGACGAAGGGTTATGATGCGAAGGAAAAGCTTATTATTGCGCGTAATTTCCTCTTGCCTAAGATTCGCGAGCAGGTGAACTTTACCGAGGCAGATGTCATTATTCCCGATGATACGATTCAATATATTATTTCCAATAGCGCTTTGTCGAAGGGCGAAGATGGTGTTCGTAACTTGAAGCGCTGTCTCGAGATTATTTATACGAAGCTTAACTTGTTCCGTCTTGTCAAGCCGGGGTCGAATTTGTTTGGCTCGGAGATCGACTTGAAGGTTGAGTTCCCCTTTACGGTGAATAAGAAGGAGGTGGATATCTTTATTAAGAATGAGCAATACCAAAATCAGAGTATGTTGGCTATGTACTGCTAGGGGAACCAAGGTTCCCCTATAACCCCTCCTTTTGTCTTTTGTGGTTTAGATGATGACCCCCTCCTTTTGTCTTTTGTGGTTTAGATGATGACCCCCTCCTTTTGTCTTTTGTGGTTTAGATGATGACCCCTTCCTTTGTCTTTTGTGGTTTAGATGATGACCCCTCCTTTTGTCTTTTGTGGGTTAGATGATGACCCCTCCTTTTGTCTTTTGTGGTTTAGATGATGACCCCTCCTTTTGTCTTTTGTGGTTTAGATGATGACCCGAAATAATATTGTGCGCAAAGGTAGGCGCTTTGTAGAATAACAAAAAACCATATAAATATTTGTTTTGATTATAATACAACTAATATTTTTTCATGTCCGATGATGCCGTCGCCGTAATGTCGCGCGTGAATGCCCTACTATCCTCTATTCCCAAATCTTCTCAAAATCCCGATTATAAAAAAATCAGGTGTTGTGTATCTGATTATCTGGTTAAACATTGTAACCATAAAATCGTAAGGGATTATGTTGATGTAGACCCAGAAAGAAGTTGGGTTGTATTTTATTGTATACATTGTGAAATGACGTTTGATAGCGAAACGCCCACGATAAACCGCCAGTAATGTAAGATACGATAATGCGTTTGTAAATTTTTACTATGTATAAGTCTATTATATATAGTAATGGTAACCGGAGACGAAAGTTCTCTTTATTTAGAAAAACCCAAGTTCTCATGGTATACAATAATAGTTATTGTGGTTATACTTTTGGTAGTTGCCTTATTTTTTTATTATACGCGAACCGTTAAAAAAGAATCCAGCTCTAATTCAGAACCGTCATCTTTAGTTCCGTCGACTTTGGCACCGTCATCTTTAGCAACTATATACGAGGCAATCGATAATTGGATTGGAAAGACTTTATTATATATGAATATGCGCGGGGATGCCATAGTATATAATTATCCGTTTGAAAAGGGGTTCCTAGAAAAACTATTTGATAATGTGAAATTGCCGCGTTACACAGAATAACGAGAACCCAATAGATATTTTGTCTAAGAAAATAGGTAGGGAATTCTGAATACACAAAGGGCCTAATTGTAAGGAAAAAGGAGAACCCAATTGGAAGGAAAGGAGGGGGGTCGAAGGGACTCCGAAGGCTGCCTTGGACTCCTTCGGAATCCCCCTCTTTTATCTAATAAATATGTATAGTATATGAAATTGCCATCGTCATACCAATTTTTAGGAATAGTTATAGTTGCCACCATTGTCCTTTCATTATTAGTATCCACGACCTCTGTATTGCCATATTCAGCGGCGACTCTCTTCCCCAAGAGCTATCCTTATGAAGGGTTTGCCGGATTAGGCTATTCGTCCAGTACCAGTGGGAAACCTATGGATACCTATACGTCGTTTTTATTAAGTAACCCCAATTTTGAGTGTAAAAAGGTTCATGGGTTTGACGGACTTTACTGTCGCCCCTACGTCGCCGATAGTAAATTAGATATTTATTCCGAATCTGACGGAAGTTTAACCTGCTCTGGTTCCGGTCTTTCCAATTCTAAAGGTAGCTTATGTTTGAATAAAGTTCAATCCTCTATGTTAGCTACCCGCGGAGGAAATGCCACTGGCCGCCCTGCCGAAATAGGTCATTAAAGCACCCTATCTTTCAGATGTCCTACACGCAATGCTGGACATATTACCGGCTTTATACCCGTCTCTTCAAAACATTTCAAACAGAAACTCACATCTTCTGACGATAAGTCCTGCTTACCCCCAATGCTTACATGTCTTAATTCGAAATAAGGGTAGGTCATTCTGCCGATAACGTCGCGCCTTATTTTCATAAACCCCATTCCACTATAGGATACCTCGACCAATTTATTCGGATTTTCTATAGCCATTCGTATTAACTCGCTTTTCTTTAAAAATGGCATTGTTCTATGTATCATAAAATAATCTACGTCCCAGTTACCACACATTGCCGAGTCGCTATCATCCGAAACATACCAACCGCAAACAAATGGGTGGTCGATTCTGATAAGTAGTTCCAATTGTTCAATACTGAATACAATGTCGCTATCTATCCAAATCACCCATTTGGCATCGGGTGGTGTCGGGTTATCAAACCCCTTTCCTCCGGTGGCCAAAAAATTTCTAGCGAAATTATGCGGCATCCCCGTAACAGTAAGTATATCGGAATTATGTTTATTACACCATGTTTTCAAGTTTAATAGCTGCGGTATGAGTTTACCCGAAATAGATGAACCGATGGGTAATAAAAATAAAAAATCTAACATATAAGTTCTCGTATGTGTTAGATATATTCATTAGATTCTATATGGTTTTCTGGCACCATTTCATAGCAGTAAGCTCTCTTTGCCATGAACATAAAATATATGAACTGGATTATCGACCATTTGATGTGTATAAGAGTCTTTATTTGAATACATGGAACTCGCTATATACTCATATATTAGTCCACGTGGCAATAATATCTCGTCTTGTTCTTTATCAATCGGCCTCGAATTTTCATTATATAAATCTATGTATGGAATATCGGCATCAACGATTAGAATATTCACGACAATCGGCATGGCATTAAGTTTTCCGTCCGGTTTTTGCTCTATATTCGGTATGATATAAAATAAAGTATTTAATTTTTTCGTGGTAGAAATAAACGATTTCTGTAAAGGTTCGCCTTTTTCGACAACCTGTTTATATTCGAAATCTAAATTGCCGCCACGAAATAGTATGGTTGGCTTGGTAAATCTCGGACAAGCCGGATGATTAAATACACTATCTAAACCGGTAACTATAGGCTCTATGGTCGGTGTTATCTTATCCTCCCTTAAACCTCCATTGACTAATGAAAAATTGGATTTTGTTATTCCGTCAACCAGCGAATAGTCGCGTCTATATCGGTTTATTATGGTATCTACATCGAGTCCACTGCGTATCATTTTCTTACGTTGCCTCGCTGTTGTGTCTACTCGGGACTCGATAAAGTCATAATATCGGGTATCAATTGTCGAAAGAGCGTCTCTGTCTTCATCTACCCAATGCGCGTTTTCTAAAATAGGCTCTAATTCACTCACTTCTTGCTTGGCGCCGCCTTTTTGTTTGTGTCGTTGGGTTCTCTTTTTGCTTTTATTTTTTATACGTCTACTTTTATTTTGTGTTCTTCTTCCCATATATATTATATGCCTATAAAAAATACATAAAGCAACCGGTTCTTATTATACTATATTATAATGGCCGCATTAAATGATAATGAGAAACTTCACCTTAAAAAGATGATTGACGAGATGGAATGCGAAAACAATACCGAAAATATACGCAAAATCAAACACAGTGTCCTCATTCGCGACGATTTTCGCACTATAGATTCTTTGAAAAAGTCAGAGGCGGGTCTTCGTTCAAAAGAAGACTTTGTAGCATTATGCCAATCCACTTGCCCTTTCTTATATAATAATTATACGGATTTGTTTAATCGCCATGTGAAAGACGAGATTGATTTGACTATTATGACCAAGTTGCTTACCGTGCTTAAGCTCATTGAAGACGGAAAAACGGACCAACATGAGGCGTCTGTTATGGTTGGTAAGATATTAAAGGAATTATATATTGATAGCGCGGTTAAGCGCGCCGATAACTTGGATAAAGAGCATGAAGAGCAAAAGGAAAAGACGGTGGATGGAGTATCTATTTCATGGCGCGAATATAAAGATAAGAAAACCGCATAAGGTTTACATTATACACAAAAACGCATATAAACGCATCCTATCTATTTACGTATAGATATGATTGAAAAGGTCCGCGCTATTTATGAAAGGTTGAAAAACCAATTTCCGAATACATCCAATAATTTCGCTATTATGAAGATATATGTTCCCGACGAAGAATTAAAACAAGCCTATCATGATAGGGCAGCGGAGCATAATTACCATATGATGAATAATCCCTTTCCTGATTCTGGGTTCGATTTATTGGTTCCCGATAAATCGGTGTTTGACGGCATTTTAATTACAAAATTTATTGACCTCCGACTCAAAGCAGAAATGATATATTGTGATATTGCCACCGATAAGTTTACAGCATCGCCTTTCTATATTTATCCTCGGTCCAGTATTTCGAAGACACCTCTTATGTTGGCGAATCATACGGGCATTATTGATTCGGGTTATAGGGGGAATCTAATTGCCGCGTTTCGTTGCCTATTTTTAAGCAATAAACAGCCGTATGTTGTCGAAAAACAAACCCGGTTGGTTCAAATATGTCACCCATCGCTATGTCCCGTGTTTGTTATATTTGCCGATAAGGAGGAAGATTTATCAACGACACAGAGGGGCGATGGTGGGTTTGGCTCGACCGATGAGTGAGGTAGGAGAAATCGTAGGTTTCCTCATGACACTTAGTGTATAACATAGGGGGGGGGCATTGCCGCCCTTCACATCAAGAATTTGGTATATAACTAAACCGCCTTAGTTATATAATGACATATGATAAACTAACACAGATTTTCAAAGGTAAACATTATTACAAAAGTCGTCTGAAAAACTATCCGAAGGTCGTCGCCTTTGACATGGATGAAACACTCGGGTCATTTGTTGATTTAGAAATATTATGGTCTGGAATATTACTTTTTCAACCTATAACTATGGTTTCGTTTGATGCTATTCTAGATTTGTTCCCCGAGTTTTTAAGGTTCGGCATACTGCCTATATTAGAATACTTATATTTCAAAAAAATGCGTGGACAATGTTCCGGTATATATATCTATACCAATAACCAATGTTCATCTTCATGGGCAGATAAGATCGCAGGTTATCTAAATGCGCAAATAACGAAAAGGATACATACAAGAAACGTTTCGTTATTCGATAAAATAATACATGCGTTTAAAATCAACAATAAAGTTATTGAATTGGATCGCACGAGCCATGAAAAAACACATAATGATTTCATACGATGCACTCTTCTGCCAAAAAACACCGAAATATGTTTTATAGATAACACGTATTATGATTCTATGACACATAATCGTATATATTATATAAAACCCAAGGCGTATGTCCATTCTCTAAGCACGGAAGATATTATAAACCGCGTTGCCCAGTCAGACATAGGAAAGATATTATGTCCGTTGCCAAATCAAATCCATATATTCCGTGGTTTTATGAATAATGAGTTTGTTCGACGAGGCGGGATTCAGAAAGGGTTATCGAGAGCAAAAAAGGCGGAATTCGACATATTAGTGGCGCAGAAAATGATGTATCATTTGAAAGAATTTTTCTATATTTCACAGCGTAAAATAAAAACACGAAAATATAAAAATGTTTCTAATTCGGTCACTAGAAAGGTGGGAGGACCTACGGACACCTATGGACTCCCCGCTTCTATATAGTCATACGCCATCAATATTAACTGTTCTTCCGTCGACATCTTCTGAAACGTATAACAATCGTCGAATTTATATTGATTAAACCGGTTTCTACCTGTCATACATAATATATGTGTGCCATTATCTAAAAACTTAATGTCCAATAATATGCCTCCATTTGTTAATGTTTTACCGCCGTTTCTAATCCACCTGATATGTTTTCCTTTATGAAGCTCGTGTATATCTTCCACATATCTATATCCGATTAATTTATCGCATAATAGTTTCGTTTCTTCAGTCGACATACCTATGGCTCTCAGTGTATCAAATATATCCTGGGTTATGGATTGCGTCGTTTTATTTTCTAAATAGTCGTTTTTATTATTCTCTATGGTTTCCAGTAATCTATCCATATCTAGACTCGATAATAGAGTCGGGTCTTTCTGTGCGTTTTCAAATATTGTTTGTATGTTTATAGACATGTTCTGCCCAACGCGTTTATTAGAATTAATATTATATATTATATAATATCTATATTGGTTTTACGGGATCAAATGCTTGAATGCCTCGAAAAATCCCAAATTGGTTAATAAAAATATACCACTTCCGAATATAATTCGCGAATCGTATTTTTTATATTCATGTGTTCGGAAGGGATTAAACTTCCATATTAAAAACAAGCCAATAAATAATTGAATTCCTATATTTAACACACGTATATATGTAGATTCTATACTAAGAAACCCAAAAAACAGCGATATGTATATTACATGTAGGGCTGCTATAGTAACAACATAATACTCTCCAAGCCAATCCAAAACATCGTCAACGCATTTTATTAGATAACTAGAACCGTCAGTTATTTTCATATTAAACAAATTAAACCGTATTCTTATACTATACTTATAATATTATCGTTCATGAATTATGGCGTTCGTAATAGGTAGGAAATACGAGGTTGCTCAATTAATAGGCAGGGGTAAATTTGGCCGTGTCTATAAAGGGAAGAATATTAAAACAGGCGAAACCGTGGCCATTAAAGTAGAAGAAGAGAGCGCGCCCTTTAAATTATTAAAACACGAGGCGTCGTTGCTCAAATACCTATACGACCATGAATGTCGAAATATACCCATCATATATTGGTATGGAGTTGTTGACGCGGGCTCTTGTTTGGTTATGCCTTTTTACGATTGTTCTTTATATGACAAGGTAGTTTCTTATAATACCGAGAACTTGGCCATACAAAAAATAAACCAAATCATGGTTATTTGTCTAGATATATTGGAATCTATACATAAAAACTACGTCATTCATCGCGATATCAAACCGCATAATTTCATGTATAAAAACGGAGAACTTTTCTTAATCGACTTTGGATTATCATCGTTTTATATCGGCGAAAATAAAGACCATGTCCCCATTTTAACGAATAACGAATATATTACAGGAACACCTAAATACATAAGTTATTTTATACATGAAGGCATAACGCCGTCTCGCAAAGATGATTTAATTTCACTAGGATATATGTATTTATGGGTACTGGGCAAAGAATTACCTTGGGATAATGTTATTGGCGCGGACATCGAAATCGTTGACGAATGTCATATTTTACATGGAAAAAATCAGGAGAGGAAACGTTTAAAGATGTTAGAGAACCTGACACATACTTATGGAAACACATATCGTCCCATTTGTGATTATTTGGCTTATATTTATGGACTAGACTATAAATATACACCGAATTATTCGGCATTATGTGAATTATTTAGTGTGCCGCCGTGATGGCATCCGCTTTCTCTTTTTTATCTTTTTGCGATAATGCTTGCGTAGTAGCGGTAGATTGACCAGACGTAGAAGCAGAAACAGGCGCAGAATAAGACGACGTCGCCAAACCGCTAGACGAAGGCGTTGCCGGTTGAACAGGGGTTTCGGAAGGTTGGACGGCAGGTTTAACGGTTTCCATGCCTTCATTCATCATGGGTAAGGTAGCCGAATATTTGCTAACAAACATAGAATAACCGGCTAAAGAAAGCGAAATGAATAAAATGGCAATTAAAAGAAGGATGGACGTGGTTTTACGGCTCATGGCTACTATATAGTATATGCTGGGATAAAATAGATTTCGAAATGATATAAAAAAATCGCGCATTATCTATTTATCATTGGGAAGCATGAGCACTCAAGAAACACCCTCCTCTGTAACTGAGCGCTTCGTTGGACAAGTAAAGTGGTTTAATAATAAGGCTGGATATGGTTTTATTACCGCTCGCGAAGGCGAGCATATCGATAAGGATATTTTCGTTCACTTTACCACGGTAAGCCGCGACGATAAGCAATACAGGTATTTGGTCCAAGGCGAGTATGTAGAGTTTGCCATTGCCCCGTCTGCCGATTCTAAGTATTCCATTCAGGCCGTCTCTATTAGCGGCATCAAGGGTGGTCTCTTGATGTTCGAGACGCGTCGCGCTCAGCGTTCGGATAGTGATGTCGCGCGTGTGCGCTCTTCTGAGCCTCGCTCATCCGTTCCAGACAGTGAAGGTGACACAACTCGCCCGTCTGGTCCTCGCAAGTATCGCACGCGTCGTGATGATACTGAGGGGGGTGAGCGCCGCCGCCGCCCGGTTCGCCGCGTCAAGCCCGAGACCGCTTAGACATTTTATAAACTCTGTGTTCTAGAATATTGAACGTTGTAATAATTATTTTACATAATGATAAATTTCATTACGTAAAATCAAGCAGGGAATACTGCTATGGCCCCCTGCTCCCTCTCAACATATCTTTATCCAATACAACTTCCTTCATTACGTTTCTCATTATTTTCTCCTTGAATTTCTCTTCATCTTCGCGGCATGTTCCGCCCAGAGCATTTAATGATATTCTCATAAATCTATCGTTTAATGGAGTGTCCACGTCATCGTATTCTGGATTCTCCTGCTGCCATAGCCTAAGTTGTTTTAAATTGCGAATGGCCACTTTCTCTACTGCGTTTTTCAAATGTGTTTTATCATGGGTCTCTTTCACCCATTCATTTTCATTTTTGACATATAAAGTCTCCCTTTTAAAATCGGTGCAGTGAATCGGGCGTTTATATACGTCTAACTGATTCAACCCATTAATAAATATATTCGTTATGGCATGAACAAATCCGTATTCACCTGCGTCTTCCAAATCCTGTAGTTGAAACTTGATAGAATTAACGAATTCCATCATATTTAACGCGTCTTTACAATGTTCGTTTAAGAATACCTGTAAATTAAAGGTGTTATTATTTGTTGTATTATTAATAACCGTCTGGGTTCTCGCCATTTCCATCATCTTTGTATTTTGCTCAATGAGAGCATTCTGAAGGTCCTTATTCTGTTTCATTAATTCAATCACCATTTCCGTCGATATGACATTTTTGGGCTCTACTAATTCCGATCGATTGATGGGTATCAAATCCGTAACGGGTGATTCTTTTTCACAGCTTACTCTCTTATGTTTACATAAACTAGCATAATGCCGATACCGCTTACCGCAATCGCAGCGATATTTACTTTTACTTGGCGTATTTTCGCGTTCTACGAGTGGCATTTTTTCGTTAGTCTCCGTTAGTCGTTTATGCTTTTGGGTTGAGATGTGATTTTCCCAATTACTATTCTTACAGCATTTAAAGTCACATACTTCACAATTAAAAAAATCGGCATTTTTCGGCATTTTTTTGTTAGCCATATATGGCTAATAGAAAAAATGCCTAAATAGTTTTACGTATATATTATGTAAAAAAAATTATGCTGTGGTGCCAAGATTTTGATTTCGCATTTTACAGCATTATGCTTTGACTCGGTTTTTCAAACACCCGTTTTCAAAAACTTTTTTGGGAAAAGTGAAAATGGACATTTTAAAAATGTCCAAAATGGATTTTTCAAAAATAGAATTTAGTTTCGTTTTTATGATTTTTTTTAAGTTTACGTAAAAGTATTTAATTTTTTATAGAACCGGCCTTTTGTTTTATCTGTTTCTATTATAACATGAAATTTATAGAATTAAATGAATTTATAAAACTGTTTGCCGGTCCCACACCAAAGCTTACCGATTTTAAAAAGTCAGCCAAGGTGCGCGTCCATGATAATATGAGGCCACTTCTGTCTTATATGAAGGAAAAGGATATACCTAATGAGGACATCGCTCTGTTATATGAAAACATACGCAATAGAAATGAGTATTTGGAGAGATTTTACCGTATATCATTAGAGATACCAGATAACCTAGATTTAACCCAAGTTCCGCCCATGAAGAATAAAGAAATGGATAATAACCAAGCAGTGTTATATAAAAACGTAATACGTAATTTACACTACGATGCTATATTAAGAGATACCAAGTCGGGAATAGATGATAATTGGTCCTACTTAGAGATGCTTTCGAACCTATATCTACATCATATCATCGATTATAAATTATTGACTCCGAGTGCAAGGTTTTATATGAAAAACGGGCGCCTCGGTAGTGTATTTTCTTCCTACTATTTCCGCGCATCCATAATGAATCCTTATTTGGTATATTCATTAAATAAATCTGTTTTAAAGGGAACGCGCATATTCACACCGACATTAGGCTGGTCTTCCTATTGCTATGGCTTTTTAGAATGCCCCGAAGTAATTGAATATGTAGGAACAGATGTTATACCTAGCGTATGTAGAAAGACGGCGGCTCTGGCAAAATACATAGACCCGAAAAAGAAGACGGAGATTTACTGTAAACCTTCTGAAAAGTTATTTGCGTCTAAGGAATTCATGAGCAAATATAAAGGTCATTTCGATGTGGCGTTCTTTAGTCCACCTTACTATCAATTGGAGTTATATGAAGGAGGCAAACAAAGCACCGAAGAATATAAGACATATGAAGAGTGGCTAGATAAATATTGGGATAAAACGATTCAATTATGTTATCATATCCTTGAAAAGGGAGGGCGATTATGCTATATATTATCGGGGTATGGTTCCGAAAATACGGATAAATATGATTTATTGGGTGATATGAATAAAATAACGAAGAAATATTTTGCTTTGAAAAGTTCTCAACCTATGTTTAATAAAGACGTCCATGTTACAAAGCATAAAGAAACGGCCGAACAGATAATGGTGTTTGTAAAGAAATAGCAACCATACCCCTTAATATTCTTACGTGGATACAATTATGTCACTATAATATAAATGTGTTACCGAGCCATTGTAGCTGCGGTTTTATTTATAGCTTGCTCGCCCAATATAATAATAAAAATTCCTAGTAAAGGTAACAAATATTTAGTTGCGTTGGTTCATGGTATTATATTTACTGCGTTGTTTATGTTATTGTCGCGTTATATTCCCATGGGTGTATTTGAGGGTGTGAGAGGTAGAAATAGGTCTAGAAGAACAAAGGGAGGTTTACCAACATGGGCCATTGTTCTTATTTGTCTAATAGGTATCCCTCTGGGTTTACTAGGTTGTTTCATGATAGGGTCGCTTATTTCGTCTATTCTATAATACATGTTTATGACATCATAAGTATGTATAAATTCTACTCCTCAATCCTGGTAAGATATTTGAATTAACGTAAGGAGGGAGTCGCTAAGCGAACGAAGGACTCCGGAGGAACCCTTGGTTCCCCTCTATGCCTCGATACGGCTAATAATTTCGGCGGGGTAATTCAAATCCTTTAA